GATTCCACACCAGTACGGAGTGACAGACATACAACCAGTCAGATGTGTATGCTGTTCTTGTCCTTGGTTGTCATGGTATGAGTTATACCAGAAATCAACAAAGTCAAACTTGTCAGGTATGCCATGCATATAGAAAAGTTTTTTAATCTGTTCCTTTAGATCACTCATCATATTGTCCCTGACATCTGGAGAGACAAGAAGATCGTTATCTTGTATAGCAGGAAACGTAGAGTTCAATGGAGTTGTCCATCCTCTAGGACGACTATCATTTTTTTCTAGATCAGAAAATTGATAGTAGTTATGTTTGTTAAACCTGAATGTAAAGATAGGAACATAAAAAACTTTGTGTAACCTCAAGGTTCTAATGCGATGTAGTAAGTTAGTTCAACATCGGTATTAGTCCACTCAGAAATCAAGTGTTTAGAAACCTTAACTGTATAATCTCCCGCAGTAGCGTTAGAGCTCTTGCCGAGAACACGAATGTTTTCAATCTTAACATCAAGAGAATAGGTGCCAGTACAACAACCTGCCACGGTGAGATCATAAGTATTGCTGGTATCATTCTCTTTGTCACGAAGAATTAGTTTGATAGTATCTTCTCCTTCAGTTGATCTGAAGGTAAGATCAGGAAGACCATACACAGCAGATGCTTTCTGCAATGCAATCAACTCATCTCCACTCAAATTAAATTGCAGGTCAGCACCTGGAAACTTTACGTTCTTTTCTGGCGCACTCTTGAGAGTGATCTCAGGATCACTAAAATAGTATTTGGCAGAATTGCGCCCGCCGCGAATGCTGACAAAATCCGTAGAGGTGAACTCGAGCTGAGGATCGTTAAACAGGCTGATACCGCTAAGAAACTGACTGAGATCATAAATTGCAAAGTCAGAAGGAAATACTTCTTCGCCAGTAAACTTTGCGAGTATGTTTTCCGCATTGCTGATAGTTCGTACAGTGCTTCCCTTTCTGAATACGATGGAAGAATTGATGCTGGAGAAGTTCTTAAGGACATCTAGTGTTTTTTTGGATAAGATAACTTTGCTCATTGAGGATAGGGTTCCGTAGTGTTTGATTTGTCAGAGAAGTGGAGCAGCAGCAATGCGTAGTGAAGGATCTTAATGATATCACGACGGGCAGTGCCCTTGCGATCATAACGTGAAGCATACTTGAGAATGTTGCTGCGACAGAATGCCTCAGCGTCTCCACATGCTTCAATCAGATCTAACGTTTGAATGCTGTCGTTACCAGCAGAGTAGTGTTGTCCATAGGTTCCAGAGATGTAGTCACGTAGCTCTTTGATCAGAGCGTCTTCATTGTATTTCAAGGTCATTTGTCCCAAATGTACTCAATATTATTATGATAGCATTCAAATTCACTTCCGTCAATCGCTTGCATTTTTAATCTATATCCTTCACCTTCCAGGATCTTACCTGAACGGTGTTGGCAATCTTTAAGGATTGCCACATGTCCAATGTAACCATGAAAATCATACCTCGTCATTGGTTTCCTCCTCAGTGTTTACGTCAGCATCAATTTTATCGTACAATTCAATGAATGATTGCTTGGTCTCATCATCGAAACGGTTCACACAAACTTTGATTGCCTTCATGCGATCGTTCCAGATAGCATATGCTCTCATGATGTGTACAAGACGACGGGTAGAAATAACCTCATCGATACCACCATCAGCAAATGTCTTACGAATAATGTCTGCCCAGTTAGCAAGATTAACACAGAACTCTTCATCATGCTTGCCAACTGCTGCAGCAACACGTAGAAGGATCTTAGTTTCAGTAGCAGGAGTAGGATACTCTTGCTCGAAAGTTAATGCGAAACGCTCAAGAAATGCTTCGTTGAGAACATTTGTTCCAATGAAGCGACCATCGTCAGAACCTTTGCCCTTGGTGTTAGCAGTAGCAATGATGTTGAAACCTGCTTTTGGTTCTACATAACGACCAGTTTTCTTGAGGAAGACACCCTTACCTTCAAGAACAGATTGCAGACAGAGAATTTTATTGGATGCCAAGTCAACTTCATCTAGAAGCAGCACAGCTCCACGTTCCAGAGCTTCGATGACAGGACCATTATGCCAAACAGTTTCGCCATTAACAAGACGGAACCCACCAATAAGATCATCCTCGTCAGTTTCAATGGTAATGTTCACACGGATTAGTTCCCTATTTAGAGCAGCACATGCTTGCTCAACAGAGAAAGTTTTACCGTTTCCTGAAAGACCAGTGATAAAAGTAGGATAGAAGATGCGACTTTGTAGAATTTTCTTAACGTCGCTATAGTTTCCGAAGGGAACGTAATTGGGATCTTTAGATGGAACAAGGTTTTGCTCAATAGCAGGCATTGCAGAAGGAGCAGCAAGATTCTGCTCAAGACGTTCTTGCACAGTCAAATTCCACTTACCAATACCTTGCTTGTAATTAGCAAGACGCTTCTTAACAGTAGCGAGAGAGCAGTTAAAGTGTTCAGATGCTTCAAACAATTGCTTCGTATTTACCTCAGTACCGAAGTTGTCGGAAAGGTAAGAAACAAGATCTTCAGTTGAAACGGGAACGGGAGCGAAAGGCATGTGTCTGTGTTGTGTATGAATATAGTATAGGGCATAGAGAAGAGTTTTCTACTCAACCCAGGACGGTTTGCGATGTGGCACACGCAGATAGTAGGACATAAGCAGATTCTCGTGGAGATTCATCAGTAACAAAAATGTTCATAGCAAATGTGATATAGAGATAACTAGGAGGAATGTAACCATGATAACCACATCCCAAGATTTTGTCTTTATAAAATAAGGAATTGAAATACTATCACCTACCATCTGCAATGCCACACCAAATGTTGTATTGATATGGAGGATAGTAAAGTAAGCAATGATCACAAGACCACTGCCCAATACCCTCATTGGAACAGTAATATTCATGCAATATACTCAACAAAAGAATTAAGTAGTTTTTTGTTGGTTGCTTTTTTGCTAAGCATTTTCTTGAATGCACGAGAGATCTCTCCCTTCTTAGCACCACTCTCAACATCGAATTCAACATTCTCACCTAAAGAACTATTGGAGATAGCATACAATGCAGTAAATGCAATGGGGTTATTAATAATAGCGGACTTCTCCTTCTTCCATTGCTTCTGTACTTCAGAGTAACCATCAAAATTTGCATACCTACCAACGAAACTTGTAAGTTGTGATCCTACTAAGATACGAAATCCGATAACATTGACACCAGGGTTACGATCACGAACTTGTTTAATGAAGATGTTAGTTACATTCTCCCCATCAAACTGAGGATAGGTGCGACCAGTTTTACGATCACGAAGAACTTGATACCAGTCAATGCGACGTGCTGCAACTTTGAATTCATCTTTATGATCAAGATAGATCTCATGACCATATGCTGCACAACCACCTTCACCATCTGACAGAATACAAACGTTGACCTTCTGAAGATCATTCGTATTCTTGAACTGAGGGATAATGTAATTAAGCATCACAATAGCTTCGTTCAAAGGAGTTCCAGACAAACCAACACCAAAAGTTGGATTGTATGAAACGTGATGTGTGTAATAGTATGCTTCCCTGAATAGATTCAAACACATACGCTCATAGTCCTTTGAGTTAGAACGTGAAGAAACAAAGTTCATCATGTGAAAGAACTCTTGATTAATGTAAACTGTATTCTTTTCAAGACCTTTGTAGTCATAGTCAATGTACCCATTATCTCCTTCCATAGAACGTTTTGCAGCAACCCAGTCATTAGTGAATGCATATACTTCAAAGGGAATTTGAACTTTCTTACAGAATGCAGTCAAGTTTAAAACTTGTTTTACAGTTGCAAGAATTTCATTACTCATAGAACCAGACCAGTCAAGCAGGAATAACAGACCATGGTTCTTACCATCAGGGATAACAGTTACTTTTTTGAAGATGTCATCATTGTACTTGTATGTGTGCAACTTAGTAGTATCAAGAACACCAGTTTTAGATTGACTTGCACGAGCATATGCATCAGCAGATTTACGACATTCAAACTCTTTGACAAGGTAGTTTACTTCTTTCTGAGATTGCTTTCTAAATTGTGTATACTCAGCATCAACTGATTCGTAGTGTTCTGCATCTCTTTGGTTGATATCAATCCACTCATGAAGAACAGTCCAGTCAACCAAGTGATTGTCAACGTCAATTTTTTCAGGTATTTCAATATAGATTGAATTGCGACCAGTGCGAGAAGAAAGATTCTCAGAAGAACTATCAAAAGAACGTTGAGTTTTTGATTGATCTCCACCCTGAGTGCCTTCTAATTCTTCATCATCTTCCTCTTCCCCATCTTCTTCGTCTTCTTCAGGAGATGACTGAGGTTGTTGAGAACCTTGTGGCATTGATTGCTGTGACTGTTCTTCATTCTGTTCTTCAGATTCTTGCTCCTGATCTTCATCAGTTTCACCTTTCCCAGAAGAATTTGGAACAGGAAGCTCTGCCACTTGTTCAGTTTCATTACTAAAGTTATATACATCTACAGCAATACTAAGCACCTCTTCAAATGTTTCTGCAACATCAGTACGTGCAACAAACACCTGTTCCTCTATAGAAAAAGGAATCATAGAACTAGCACCAATTTTAAAGTGCAAGTTGATACGATCAATTAAAGAAAACTTTTCAATCTCTTCTCCTTGAATACTAAAGAAATCTTTGTCATTGAGTTCTTTGTAACCAGAAGCAAAGGACTTACGGAGACCAGGAAACTTACGCTTCATCAATTTCTCGATACGAGCGTCTTCAATTACATTGACAAAATCCATAGGACAATCAGCAATGTCGCGCCAATCTTCATTAGGTGTGAACAGAGCATGTCCAACCTCATGTCCAACTAGCATGTCATAGACAGTGCCAGATGCTTTGTCCCACTGAGGGAGGGTCAACACACGACGATCAACATCAAAAGATGCAGTAGGCACCTTGCGATGCTCAACAATCAGGTTCTCGGTTGCGAGCAATCGTGCTAGGTTTCCTTTGATTTCTTGTGTTTGCATGTGTCTCTGTTGCTGATGGATACAGCATAACAAAGAAACTGGTCACCCAACCAGTCCGTGTGTCACTTCATTAACTGTCTGCTCCAGAACCGAATAGTTCTTGACCTTGTTAACTGTGATAGTCCTGTCAAATTTATCTTCCAGTCCCTGCTTATGACTGATGACGAACACCTTTGTTGTGTCGTCAAAGTTTCTGAGAATCCATCCTAAGTCAGATGTACCTGATTGGTCAAGGGATCCATCAAAGATCTCATCTAAAATAAGGAGGTTAGTATCCACGCTATTCTTAAGCTTAGCAATACTACGCCAAGTGAGCAAGAGAGAGATATCAATACGAGCTTTTTCGCCTTCACTGAAACTATCATACGAGAATACATCACGGTATCTAGATTTGATTTGCTCCTCAAAGTTCTCATCAAGGGTAAAATTGACATAGAACTCCATCCTTTGTAAGAAATCGTTAATTAATTTATTCATGGTAGGAAGATAGGTTTTGATAATCCTGGTCTTAATACCATTATCTTTGAGGAGTTGACCTGCTGTTGCAAGAACATCTTTGTCCTGCTTTAAACTAGCATGTTGCTTTGACAATTTTTTCTTATTGTTTACAAGAGTTTCTAGTTTATCAAACTCTGCTTTCTTATCAACGTTGTCACCTTCTAGTTGCTTGATCTCTTCTTGTATTGATTCTACTTGTTTACGGACGGTCATCAATTGGAAGTTGGTCTGTGAGATTGTAGTGTTGATTTCATTAACCTGAGTAGATAACTCAGTAAATTTATTAAATCTAACTTCCTCTTCTCCTATAGCAGAGAGGATATCATTGTATCCCACAAGCATCTCGTCAACTTTAGTTTTTCCAGATTCTAATTTTTCGTCGCGAAACTCTTCTGACAGTTCTTGTGTGCAAGTTGGACACACTCTACTGTCCTCAAAAAACGCATGTTCTTTCTTGCATGTGTTTAATTTGTGTGTCAACTTTATCAAGTATGTGTTTAATTTACTTAATTTTTGACTGGACTTTTGATACTCCTGCATTTCTTCATTAAGATTTCCGATTTGTTGTGTGAGAACAGCAACATCTTCAACACCTTGAAGTTCTACTTTATTATATTCTTTTACTTTTTCTAATTTACGATCAATCTCATCTTGTGTTCTTTGCTCTAGTTGCAACATGTTCGTTTTCTGCAACTCAATCCTATCTCTTAAGAGATCAAGTTGGTAATCAATGTCACGAACTTCTTCGTTGTTCTCTCTCATCTTATCTTTGAGAAGAACATTCATTGTAGAGAACACTTGGATATCCAAGATGTCCTCAATAATATCACGGCGTTGTGCGCCAGGTAGTTTCATAAATGGGACAAACG